TCTAGGACCGGAGAAAGGAGGTCAAGATGTCTATCTTTATACCATCCGTAGTCGACAAAAGAAAGTGTGGTAGTGTTTTCTACAACCTTTCTGGTGTCCGATATGGAGTGTTCATCCCACTTTCTGGGAGACACGAAGATCCCCCTTCATCGTTTCTCCAACGACGAAATGGGGAGGGGAATGACGTTTGCCACGTCAAGATGACAACGGCAAGGTTGCGATATGATAAGGATACTCAGATTCTGAGTAGTCCCGTCATTAATCATCACCTTTATCCTCATACGAGGAAGGTGATGGCCGCAACGTATAGCACTCATCACGCTGTCTACATTGACTTGGAGTACGCAACTGATACTTCAGGCCAGATACTGTGGGGTTCGAGGTGGACTGCGGTCATCTATCACTATCGCGAGGTAGTGAAGACTGACTCGTTCCAGCATGCCTGGTACCACTACGAACACGGGGTTCACCAGTTTAGAATTATGGTGGACTACAGTAACAATCAGAGACAGGAGTATCTAGGGACTAGTTATCCCCAGGATTACAACTCCGTTTCTGGAGCAGCTAGAGCGCTTGGTAATTGGCTGGCGAATGACTACCGCCTGCCCGGTTATATGTATAACCGGTGTCCGGACGACTCCGTATTGAAGGAAGTCTGTCAGGATATATTAGACGAGTATGTCAAGAGCATTTGGTATCAGTTCGATTTGTCTCAAATCGACGGGTACCCCAGCTCTTCCTACCTCTACGAGCAAATTGCTCACAAGGTAGAGTACCAACCTCCGTCCGACTCTTTGTGGAGTAAGCTGATCCTCGACGAATATAATCTTGTATTCGATACGGGTTACTCTACTCAGCCCTTTGCCTCTTATCATTTCAAGAGGTTAAGGCAAGGAGCCTATCTGGATTGTCTAGATCATGTACCGATCCTCAATGAAAACTCTATATCTAATATTATAGAGATCGTTGCTTTGATCAAGTCCATTGTGATAGACAAGAAGGTAGAAATCCCAAAGTCACTGTCTAGTGCTTGGCTTGCCTACAGGTACCAGTATGGTACCGGTAAGTCAGACCTGGAGGAAGCTATCGACTTCCAACACCGCATGGTGGATAGTGCTTTCCTAGATAGGGGTTTCGACTGTTACGGGATATTCCGAGACACAGTCAAAGGTGTCCCTGTGACATGTAGGTGCCACATAAAGATGAAGCAGAAAGAACTAGATTGGCTTTCCAAAATATCTACTCAATTGTATAGATATGGATTGTCTCCTTCGTTCTATGTATTTTGGGACACTATCCCATACAGCTTCATCATCGACTGGTTCATACCTGTCGGTGACATCTTAAGCGGGTATGATAAAACTCGCATGTACGATCGTACTTATGAGATGACCGATATCTGGTTCTCCTATAAGTATACATTGGCGGATGACCAAGGTGGTTATTCGGCGTACACCCGGTATGGGAGTTCAGCTCTACCGGAGTTCCAAGGTTACTATACCTTTGATAACAAAGGTACCACCTCGGATGTTACGATAGGAAAGAGAATTCTCGATTCTCTGTCGCTTATCATCCGATAGCACATTGTCCGGAAGGCGACTTCCGGATAGGAAGGAGCATTTATGAGTTTAACAGGAACTAAAACATCGTCTTTCGGATTCACCAACACTACTGCTGGTGAAAACACGGTTACACCCCTTGCATTGGGACTGACAAGCAATTATTCGCTTACCAACGACAATGCCGACGTTGCGACTCTTAATAATAAGACCGCACCGGTGGATAAGGAAGAGATTATCTCTTTCCGTAGCCGTCAACTGAGTAGCATTAATACTACTCTGAACATTCAGTACCCGTCCAAAGTCACTTCTGGTATCGAGTACAGCTTAAAGATAGAGGATACTCTGTCTACAACTGACTCGTCAGACGCAGATTTTCGCGTTGATGAGCCCATCATTTGTACAGTGACATTCCGTCACCCAAAATCTGGGAACATCGGAAGTGATCAAGTCGCTACTGTCTTCCTCCGTGCTATATCTTCCTTGATGAAGGCAGATGGAACGTGGAGATTTGATGATCTAATGAGATCAGCAGAAAGACCCGTAGTTGACTAGGACCCAATTTTGCACGCGGATTTCCGCAGAAAGGATCTAATATGTATACTTATACAGAATTAGAATGTATGTCTGTAGAGGCATGCAAGAAGGCCGCATCTAAGGATGCACCTAAAATGAGTACAGATGTAAAGAAATATGTGACAGACAATGAGCTGTCATATTACATCCTAATCAACACTTGGCTACTCCTTATTAAGGAGATGGCCGGACACGCTTGGACGTTTGTAGCCGAATTAATTAGCCGAGACGGATTGATCCCGGTTATAGCACAATTCCAAAAGGAAGCCCAAGCTGTAGTCAGTGGTGAAGAGACCGGTGAAGTCGTTCGGTTGATGCAAGCGCATCTCCGATTTACTCCAAACGGATCGTTCTTTGACGAGACTAACATCAGTCGCGACACTACTGCTGCCCTTCTATTCTTGTTACGGTATCCGAAGCGCTTTTCCCCAAACGGTAACAACCGTATTAAGGAAGAGACACTTCAAGACTTCGTAGCGACTGAAAATAGAACGAGGCAACTGTCCCTCAGAGAGTACAGTCCGTACGTGATTGCAAGAGTGAAAGCTCAAGTCTATTCTATGTACGACTGGGACCGAATCTGCGATAAGATCGAAAAGATCCAGGACACAGATGCGATGTTCTCGAATGGGGCAGGTCAAGATTCAGGTCCGTCACTTGGATCCAAACTACTTGCTATAGCTAAAGGGAATCATGCAATAACATATTTCATGAGACCCTTCGGATCAGTGGTAGTTCCAATTCCCGCGACCCAGCGGGAGCGTTTCCATTACGCAGAGGTAATGGCTGTGCCGAAGTCCTATAAGGCTTCCCGCATCATTGCTCCGGAAGATACCTACCGCCAAGCTATAGCTAAAAGGGTAGAATACATATTTAGAGATGAGGACAGACGTCTAAACTATCAGACTATCTGCCTGGAGGATCAGGGAATCAACCAGGAACTGGCCTGGCTGGGATCTAAGAATGGTGCTTATGCTACCTTAGATGCTAGTCACGCTTCCGACATGATTTCGAAAGTTCTCTTCAGAGAGCTTTTCCCTCCTCGATTTGTCTCTTTAATCGAGCCTCTGCTTGATACCTATGTAAAGGTAAAGGGCAAGCTTAGACTAATGCAGATGCTTAGTACCTCTGGCCATAGTCTTACTTTTAGACTGGAAACCATTGTGTATAAGAGTATCGCATTAGCCGCTGCAGAATGGGTAGACACACTTTCATTGGAAAGAGGTGCTGCTCCTCGCGCTTTTGCGTGGGCTTATGGAGACGATGTTATCATTAACTCCGAAGCCGCTGAGACTGCAACGGAATGGTATTCAGCTCTTGGTCTAAAGATCAATGAGTCGAAATCATTCTGGTCGAAAGACCACTTGTATCGAGAGAGCTGCGGAAAGGAATATTATCAGGGGATAGATGTATCCACTGTAAGCTTTCCGCGCTTCCCTATTGTTGGAAGCTTAACGCCTAAGGTAATACTGTCGAAGAAGGCAGTAAATGATGAGTATAGGGGAAAGATCGATTCTTCCCTCACTATGCTTATCTCTTTAGAGAAAAAGCTGTTTCCTTATTCTAAGGACGCAGCCTATCTAGTTCTCGACATACTCAAGGCAGCCGACAGGAAAATGACGACTTCCTTGCCGGGTTCCGACAGTACCGACCCCTGGGGCTATATCGACACAGGAAGACCTGTGAGCCTTAGGGCCTACAAGATCGTTCGTACCCCGAAACCGGGGACTTGGGAGGAACGAGTTCCTGGGAAGGGTAGCCCTTCCTTCGAAAGCATTCCGTTACCCTACGATCAGGCTGGATGTCAGGAGTTGGAAAGGTTAGCGAACTTAGACAAGTTTCATACTTGCCCTGTGGTACGCTACACCGAGCCAAAAGGTACTGGTGATGAAGATCTGCAGAGAAGGATATACGACTTATATCGTTATCAAAACTTCTTACAGCATGGTCCCAAGTACGAGTCTCCTCTAGACGAACTACTCGGAGTGTCATCTAAGCCAATGTCTTATGCCGAATTCTACGGTAAAAAGACACTGGAAATGGCCTTCATAAGATAACCATCTTATGTTAGGTTCCCAAGCATTGCTTGGGGGGGTTAAGGGTTAGGTTTTGTCTCACAGCCGGACAATACAGCTGGGGCACTAACCCCA